TTTCTATTCCCACTCAATAATAGATAGTGTATTTCTAAGCATTTTTAGTGTTTTTAAGACTAGTTTTCGTCCATTTTATCCGTTTTATCTTAATATATACGACTCTCTCGTGAGAATTTAAACATCTTTTCAGTATCAATTCGAAAAAATATTCAGGTTGTTTTTGCTCTGTTTCTTCTTATTTAATACTACCACAATATGTAATACCATTCAAGCTACTTCTTTCTTTTTAATAAGTCGCCCGGCTCACAATCCAGGCACTTACATAAAACATCCAACGTCTGAAGATCTATTCTGGTAACCTTGTCGTGGTATAGATTTGACAATGTGCTTCTTGAAAGTCCTGTTTCATCTGCCACCATCTGAATGTTTTTTCTTCTATCCCCCATAATTGTTGAAAGTTTAATCTCTATCACCTTGATTCCCCCTCTCTTTCTATATATTAATTCTAATCTATTTTGTATTAGATGTCAAACATTATATATTAGAAATCGTACATATTTTTTTATTTTTTCTATTGACATTGGAGTGGCGTATGATACATTGAATACACAACACAGAACAAATGTTTGGTATTGCATACAAAAAAATGGGAGGAATATATCATGGCAGAAATGTTAAAAAATCAGAGATTTGGAGTTGAAGTAGAATTTACAGGGATTACAAGAGAAATTGCAGCAAAGGTTGTTGCCGAAGTTCTTGGTACAACAAGAATTGCTGGTCCTGCTAGAGATGCTTATTACACACGAACAATTATCGATAACAGAAACCGTAAATGGAAAGTAATGAGAGATTCCTCTATTGACCCGGAACGCACCGGAGGATTATATGGAAATCTTGATGAATTCAGAGTCGAATTCGTTACACCGCCTTTACACTATGAAGATATCGATACATTACAGACAATCATCCGTAAATTTAGAGAAGTCGGTGGTAAAGCAAATTCCAGCTGTGGCATCCACATTCATGTAGATGGATCGAATCATACGCCTCTTTCCTTGAGAAGACTGGTAAACTTCATGGCATACAGACAGGATATTATTTACGAGGCGCTCAATATTGGTTCTAGAAAGAACAGATGGTGCAGACCAATCTCAAAAGAACTTTTATCAACAATGAAAAAAGAGAGAAACTTCACAAGCACAATTGCAGAACAGATTTGGTACAGTTCCGCCAATGATTCTTATGCTGGCGGAATCGACCATTCTCATTATAACCGCACAAGATACCACGCTTTGAATCTTCACAGCTACTTCAGCAAAGGCACTGTTGAATTTAGATTATTCAATAGCACACTCCATGCTGGAAAAATCAAAGCGTACATACAGTTCTGCCTTGCAGTGTCTGCATGGGCAATCGAATCTAATGACCGTGTGGTTTTCAAGAATGTAGATAATTATACTGCAGATAAAAAAGTCACTCTTATGCGAAGTATCTTAATCAACAGACTCGGCCTCAGCGGTGACGAATTCAAGACCTGCAGACTTCACATGATGAAAAAATTGAAAGAAAATGCTACTCCAGTAGCGGCATAAGGGAGGATATGCTACATGAATATTAGAAAGAAATTGTACATCGCATATGGAAGTAATTTGAATATGAGACAGATGAAGAAACGATGTCCGGATGCTCGACTGTTATATGTCGGAGAGCTTAGGAACTGGGGACTGGTCTTTCGTGGGAGCCATACTGGCTCTTACGCCACCATCTATAGAAAGAAAGGGAGCATCGTGCCTGTAGGAGTGTGGGAAATCAGCGGTAAGGATGAGAAAAACCTTGATAGATATGAAGGATACCCGACCTTTTATCACAAGCAGAATGTCTTTGTGACGCTTCAGGACGGTTCTCGCACAAAAGGAATGGTCTATATAATGAGAAAAGATGCTCTCCCGGGGAGACCATCTGAGTTTTACGTGGATACTATCCGGCAAGGGTATATCGATACCGGACTTGATTTAGATTATCTGGATAAATTCCTATTCCAGAACTGGCAAGAAATGAGAAGAGGGATATTTTAATCCCTCTTTCTTTTTGGCATCGCGCGTGTTGCAGCACTGGCGGTGCCTTTCTTCGTTCCTTGCCGAGTATGAAGAATACTGGTCTCGTCATTCGGTACCCTTATGATCAATTCGTCCAACTCGCAGTCCAGAGCTTCGCAAATCAAATCAAGATGTTCGATGTTCACTCTTTCTACAAGTTCGTGGTACAACTCATTAATCGTATTGGGCCGAATTCCTGTTGCTCTTGCCAGATCAGCTTGGGTCCATCGCATTTCGCCAAGCTTTCTTGACAGTAAAATTTTTATCATTTGCCATTGCTCCTTCCATTAGAAAATACCATTTATTGGTATCTAATAATAGAATTTGTTAAAAAATAACGGATTACGTTATATTCGACAAATGATTTCCTACAATAACTAGATTGCTTTTATATAAGCAGAATGTACAAAACCGTACACTTTTCCATCAATTCGGACATAATACCATCTGGATCCGTCTTTTGCATTGACTGCATCGCAGACTTCTACTACTTCGCCATTCTTGATAGATGGTACAGATTTGAGTTTTGCATTATTTGTTCCTGCCCATGTACGTACGTTCAGGCTGCTGGCTGTTACCTTTCCTTTGAACTGTACAGTCTTGGTAATCTTACCATCGTCTTTCAGTTCGTCCGGCTTACTCATCGCCAGCTTGGTAATATATACAGCTGATACAAAACCAAACTTGTCTCCCTTGTCTCCAGAGATTTTTACAAAATACCATGGATCTCCATCTTTGTCTCTGACAGTAGCACATACTCCGACTTTTTTACCCTGTTTGATTACCGGATAAGAAACAAGCTTCTTTTTCTCAGTTCCTGGCCAGCTTCGTACATTCAGTTCTGTCGCATTTACGGTACCTGTCCACATTACTTCTCTGTTCAGTTTTCCAATATCCTCCAGAACAGAACTGTAGGAAGGTGTCTGATCAGTTTCTTTCTCATAATCAGGAATTGCATATCCCCTGATATAGCCATTTCCTACAGAAATGACTCTGTCGGACACCGCCTGACCTCTGTTTCCCTCAATTACAGTAATCTGGCCATTCTTCACTTCTTCTACAACACCGATATGGTCAGCCCATCCATCGTTCGGCTGGGTTCCATCATTCCAATTATATACGATAATGTAGCCCGGCTTCGGAGTAATGGTTCCATCTTCTTCCCAAATGCCAAGTTCTTTGAAAATTTCGATGTGTCTTTCACAGGAACATTCTCTGCCAATAAGGTCGACCATGTCTGCTTTGATTGCGGCTGCTGAAACGGTAGTATCGCACCATTCATCATCATATTGTACTTTATAATTTCGTGGCAAAGGTTTTTTACTGTTGTACAGGTCAATGATGACTTTGTGCATCCCGTTCTTTTCACTGTATCCTCTCCAACCTCTCCATACGTCCAGATAGGACTGTGCTGTTCTTGCCATAAAATATACCTCCTTCAAACAAAAAACAGAGGAGAGCTGATTTCAGCCCTCCTCAATCGATTTCATTTATTCCCTTACTGAATTATTTACCTTCCCATCATCCAACAGATCCTTGACTCCTTTGAACCATTTATCAATAATTTTCTCCAGTGCTGTCTCTGTAAGGATAAGCTGAAGCCATTTCGGCAAGAGCAATCTCGCCTGTGATACAACCCATTTTAACTTCCGCTTTCCTTCTGCAGATCCATTATATTTATGTTCGGCGACACGAATGAGCTGATAAACATCATTTCTAATGCCTTCAAGACCTTTTTGCTTCAGATACTGGTAACCAATTACCAGAGTGACAACTAATAATACTACTACTGCCAACAATAAGATTGGCATTGGAATCTGCTTAAAAATTTCTAATAATTCCATGATTTTTCCTCCTTTATTCTACATTGTGTGCCTGTTTATTCAGATGCTTTTCCAGACGATTATACGCATCCGTAACAGGGCCATTACATCCTTTCTGTTTCAAGCCGTCCAGACATGCCAACATCGCATAGCTGATAACACATAGTTCTGCATTGATCTGTTTCATGTCTTCAGAATGCATATCTCTCAGCTGACGGATATCTTCCTTTTCCTCCTTTTTCAGCCGATCAATATCTTCTTTTTCTTTTTCCTGAAGCTTTTCGATGTCTACAGACTGCTTCCCTTGTTTCTGAAACCACAGGATTATTCCATATAGCGCACCGCAAAGAGCACCTAATGCTCCAAGCACAGCCGCTGCCTGAATGATGAACTGGACGACCATTTGTGTGTCTACGTACACCGTTTAACCTCCTTCCCTTGATATTTTCCATCAAAAAAAGAGCCATTTCTGGCTCTTAAGGAATCAACTTATAGTGAGGCTTTTCTTCTCCAAAAAGCCAATATCGAAGGTAATCGTCTACTATGACAGCAACTATTCCAAGTCCTACCCACAGCAGACTGAACGGAAGGCATATCTGGCCAAACAGGTTCAATGGCATATTACTGTAATCCCAGACATTCAGTCCCATCCAAAGATTAATGATGATGCCGGCAACAAGCTCTACTCCTGTGACCAGTGCAGCACAGATTGTCCCCTGTTTCAACAACGACATATCATAATCGAATATTTCATTGATTGCTCCACAAATTAAAAAACAGACCCCACCGACAACCACCATTGTCCAGTGCGATCTGCCTCGGAAGAGCATTTCCAGCACAAAATAAATAAGTCCGCCAATTATAAAAAGGGCGAACATCTTAATAAACGATTTCAATTTCATCCACCTCCCGGAGAGTCTCCGCTGCCTGTACCTGCATCTCAATGGACTGCTGTTTCGATACAAGAGGTTTCACATATGCTTCGATTTCAATAATCAGCTGCACAAATTCTGTCTCCGTCCATACTTCGCATTCCTTACCTGTTTCGTTCCAGGTAAGTTCGGCTTCCATGCCTGCGCCCTTTTTAACAAGGTAGGTCTGATAATTCATGGACATGAGCTGCTGTTTCTCGCTCGTAACCGCATAAGTGCCCGGAACTCCGTTATGAGCTGTTGATACAATAGGATTGGCCTCCAGATAAGAGGCGAGTACCGTCTTTGACAAAGTAATCTTTCGATTCTTCGCCCATGCAAGGGTCTCCTCATCCGTTTCCGGTTCTGGCTCAGGCTCTGGTTCAGGATTCTCCGGTGTCTGTCCAGCATCAAGAAGAGATTTGAGTGTAAGATAATCTGCTTCCTCCACTTCTTCAAGAATGATGGTACATTCTACTCTTTCCTGTACTTCTTCCGGGAACTCTGGCCATCCATCTACATGAAAGATACAAGCCCCATTCCGTTCAATAACGCCCTGGGCTTCGTTCTTCTTACATCGAAGGAACATCTTTGCCCTGTCGTCATAACGGACATACTGCAGGCCATCGTAAGCATCCACTACGTTTCCTTCATACAATGCCTTATAGAACATTTATCCTCCTTTCTGTTATGCATACTGCATCTGTCTGACAAGGTATTGAATATACCTCATCTTTGGTTTGATGCGGTTTTTTCGAAGTTTCTTTACTTTCAGAAGTTTCTTTGTTTCTTCCACACCAAACAAGTCTTTAATTAACAGGACAGTATTCTTTGCTGTGCCACATGCGTCAAAATTCAACGCATAAGAGAGCCAGCTCTGCAGGCTTCCTCTTAACTGTTCGAAGTTCATTTCTTTATTATCATACAGTCTCTTGAAAGCCTTTAGTTTCTGTCTCATCTTCGTCACACTACGTTTATAGATCTTCCGTACTACCTTTCCGGATTCCAGAAGATAAAATCTGCATTTCAACCATGTAAATCCATGGCTCAGCTTTACAATCTGAGTCTTCCTCATATTGATTTTTATGTCGAGAATCTGGCATATTTTCACGATTTCATCTAAACATTTCTGCAGATACTCTTTGTCATGATGAATGAGATATCCATCATCCATGTAACGTGCATAGCCCTTGATTCTCTGTTTTTCTTTTACATAATGGTCCAAAGGATTTGCAGATGCAACGGCGAGAGTCTGACTGATCTGGCTTCCCAGACCCATACCAACATTGCCAAATGAGCGCACAAAATGAAGGATAAGTCCCAATGTCCACTTATCCTGATATTGTTTGCGTAATAACCATTCAACAACCTTATGAGACACGTTATCGAAGAATTTTGTAAAATCGAACAGCAGGATATATCCTTCCTGTCCATGTTTTCTGTAATGATACTGCAAATGTCTTACCAATCTGCGAATGGCAAAATGATAGCCTCTCTTATCAAGGCTGGCTCCATTGTCATAAATGAACGTTTTGCTCATCAACGGAACCAGACTATAATCACACAGGCATCTCTGGACAACTCTTTCCTTAATGGTAACACTGCTGATATGTCGATGTTTTCCTCTTTCATACAGATCAAATTCATAGAAACCATCTGATCTGAATGTCCCATTAAGAAGACTCTTCTTTGTCCGGTACAATGTAAGGGTAGCATTGTCAATGTACTTCTGAGTACTTGCCTTCCACTTAACCCCTTTTATGCACTTTCTGTAAGATTTGAAGAGATGGTCTGTAGTAAAGATTTTCTTAAAGTCTTGCATCTCTTTATCTTTTGCCTTATTGGCATCTCTTGCAGCTTTTCTTCTTTGATAACGAGCCTCTCTTCTTTCCTCGCTCGTCATAACTGCTCCTTAAAAACTTGCCCCGTACAGCATGATTCCCGATTTTCCGACTAGCTGCATAGGGTCACTGGGAATGAAACTGGAGATAATCAGGCAACTCCAGCCATGCAAGCAGCGTCCTCCCAGACCCATCGGAACGTATATTTACCCACTTTTCAGTAGGAAGGTCTTATCCTCCTTCTATCCTGTTTCTTATTTCCTCCCGCATGGGATTACTTTGTAGAAAGGACAGGATCCCACGCACACGCCATTAGAATTGTTAGCGTTATTAGTATTAGAATTGCCATTGTTATTGACCGCGCGAAAGGCGACAGAGCCGCCCGCATCCGCAGACCGCAGCCACCAGTACTAAAATCATACAGGATAAAACCAATTCATAGTGGAAGATTCTTATATCTCTTCCGGTCAGAATCTAACATTTTTTCAATCAATTTCATTTCATTGTCAATGAATGAACCCATTTCATCTAAATCGTGATCACTGAAATGATAAAATTCATGAGCGACTCCGATTTTGGAATCCAGAACATACAGTTCTGCTTTCGCAAGAAGAAACTGATCTCTCCGGAGCTGTGCTTCATGCTGATTCGTAGGATATATAGAATTTGCTCTCTTCACATGTTCGTATACCTTCCATGCTGATTGGGCAACTGGTTCAGAGACCGTCGCCGTATATCTTCCTTTCTTGGAATCTACACATGATTTGATTACACTTACGGCAAGCTGTCTTGCCGTATAAAGAAAGTCTACTTTTGACTCATTTCTATATCTCGATAATACGCTCATACACTGGCACCTCCGGAGAAAATAATATCACATTTCGATATTTTTTAACATCTTTTTTTACCCGCCGGCACAAGGCCGGCTTGATTATAAAGATATACAGATTATACTGAGAAGCCCACGCACACGCCATAAGAAAGGTTAGCGTTACCAGGATTAGAATAGCCATTGTAATAGACCGCGCGAAAGGCGACAGAGCCGCCCGCATCCGCAGACCGCAGCCACCAGTACTGTGCTGAACCCTCTCCATTGAACTGCTTCTTAATACGAGAATTATTATCCGTATAACAGGAGAATGTAACTTCCTCTGCGTTCGCATCAATTTCATTTTTGTATGGAACAGCAGCCACATCAAAACCGACTTCTGCATGAGACGGAATTCTCAGATAATCCTTAGATGTTGTAATGTTGGAAGACTGATTTCCGGCATTGGCCAACGTATCTGATAAAGAAATAAAGTTTCTCCATCCCGGTTCGAACGTTGGGAATAACGTGTCATTCAGCCAAGTTCTAAGCTCACAGGCATCCCAGCCCCCTACGTTCGTATTTGTACTGTTCATTTTCCTGTTCGCTGTCATGACTCCGACCATATAAAAGTCTCCATTACTCATGCCGGAACCATCAGCAAGAGCATAATGCCCTTTTGCATGATAGCGGAATACCATGCTTGTGTCAGTAATCAATCCGTTTGCAAGAGCCTTTCTTGGAATCAATTTCAATAAGACTCCTGGGCCAAACCCATAGTCAACAGCACGTCCCATCTTGAAGATGGAATACAGTTCTCCAAAAGTATAGGCTGAATTGTCATCAGGGTCATCGGAGTATGCATAATCATACTTCGTAAGATCCTTTACCGTAGCCGGAAGCTTCGGATAGATGAATACTGCATTGATGTCCATATCTTCCACGACATCTTCTGCAACCTTATCCCATCCGATCCATACATAGCCGGATTTCACAAGGTCTTCTCCAACATATGCACAGGAACCATGTGCTGGCACATTATAAGTCTGAAGGACTTCTCCATCTTTCAGATAACGTACAAGGTTGATTCTGATAGACTGTGTGTAGGTTGCAGTAACCGTAACGTCTTCTACGATATTCTCAAGCGGCACATCCCACTTGAAATAAGTGTACGAAAAATCATCATCCGGCTCTTTTACTGGAGTCTTGATGTATCCTACCGTAATTGGGTCTTCTGCTGTACCTCCATGTTCTACTTTCTGAACATTCAACACTGTTCCATCATAGTTACAGAAGGTTACCGTGTGCTCTTCCAAAAATTCTCCGTATGTGAAATTCACATCAGGAAGTGCATTGACCAAGGTGTCGTATTTGGTCTGAGAGATAGCATCAAAGAATACAGAGCCGGTAACCACTGCTTTCTCTGCGTTATAACCAGCTTCATCAATGCCGCTCATCTTCTGCAGACGCATCAGTGTGGTGTATGCTTTTACTGTTGTTATCCATACAATCTCGAGCAGACGTACACGGATCATATTCACCGCTCTTGTTGCAATATCCAAGGTATTGATAGACGGACTGTTCACCACATTCAAAGAAAGAAGGCTCTCATAATTCTGTAACGTAAACTCTGCAACGTAGAGAAGATTCTTCGCTGTGATGGATGTTACTGCGTTCAGATATGCTTTCTGCAGTCTTCCATGGTCAGCGAACGTAACACCTGTCACGCCACTTCCTCTGGAATAACATTCTTTAACATTGACATTCTTCGCAAGGCCAAGTTCTTTTTTGAAATTCGGACAGTTCTCGATATTTACATACTCAAGATTCATGGCATTTTCAAGTCCAACGTCAGTCAGGTTTGTATTCAGATATCCAGAAACACTACTTCCGATATCTGCCCTTGTCAACTTCGGGCACGGGGATACATCAATATAACCAGGATAAAGACCTGCAAGAGGGCCTAGATCTTTCAGGAAAGCTGCATCCATCGGATAGATTTCTGTGTTATTCAGTTTGGAAGTACCAAGCTGGAGTTCTACAGTTTCTCCAGCAACCGCTCTTTTGACGTAGTATGTAGTACCTGCCTGTACAGTCACCCAAAGGTCACTATATGGAGTGATCCACATCTTACTCTCTGCTGGAACAGCAAGATCTCCGTCTGGAGTATAGCCTCTGATAGTCGCTCTGTTTGACTGAGAGAAGGAAGAACAGAAATAGGAACTGATGAATGGTCTCTGATAATGCAGAAAGTTTCTTCTCTGTAGTCTCTTCTTCCCGTTCAGCATAGAAATGTATGCTGTAGAACCGTTTACTGTCAATGTATCAATATCTTTTCTCCATGCATCTTCGATCCATAAGGATTCACATGCAAGTGCCTGCTGTTCGTCGCAGAGATCAGCAAAAGCATCGAGATTCCATGCTCCTGCATTTTCTAACTGAAGGAACATTTCTTTCATTTCTGCCGGGAATGACTTCCACATCATGCAGAAGACCACTGCGTCAGCTGCATTGAATACGTCTCTGGTTCCAAGCTTATCATAATCCATATACCCATATTTCAAAGTAAGACTGCCTTCATTGTCGATACCCATAGCTGTATCATTGTCATATGCAAATGTAACGTGCCATGTCTTTTTTACGTTACTGTATGTCCAGAAGGTATTTTTCGCACGGTTATCTACCTGTGAAAATACGAGTGTGACCAGTGTATGGAATAACAACGAATCAACGACAAGGTGTTCTGCAGCTTCTTTACGGAATTTCGCGATACGATATTCTGCGGAATCAGTTGCAAATGACTGCCCATCAATCGTCACTATTTCATCCAGAGCTGCATTTGTTGCCTGTTCTGAGTCGCAGGATACTACCCATGTGAGGAAGTCCTGCCAGAGCTGTTTCGCTTCCTCAGGATCCATGGATTCGGCAAGATGTCTGAATTCAAAATTGCCATCAGAGTTCCATGGTTCTCCGGTAAGGTCAGCAGACTTCATGCGGCACTGATCAGAAATATTGTTACGTAGTTCGATGGTAATCACATCATCTTCTTCGTTCTGAGCAAATACTTCCAGATTCTTCTTGGAATTGTTCAGGTTTCCAAGAGAATAGAATACTGTCTCATCTGGCTGTACTGTCATAGGGCCTACCTGTACGGCTTCAGTTCCTGTATTGTGGAAGAACAGAACCGCCATATGACTTTCTACCGTATCTCTTACACGAGGGTCAGCTGCCCTTGCCGCTCTGATATATGGCTGGAAACGGTTGTACCACTCAGATACGAGCATATTATTGACATGTTCTTGAGAAGCAACGTTCGTCTTATAGTTAAAATAATTAATACCGATAGAATTCTCGGTCATGGAATATACATCAATATGGCTTCCATCTTCAAGCACGAATCCTTCTGCGCAATTGAAGTCCTCATTACATCCGGCAAGGATATATCCAAGGGAAGATGTACCTTGTGCCTTGTCGATTACTCCATTCGCTGTCCAGGAATGTGCTGCGCCTCCTTTGACGTATTTATGGGTAAGGAAACCTTTAATTTCCTGTGTCTTTGCAGTAGAAATATTTGACGCATGCCAAATAAGCACACGGAGACCCGGGTTGCGTGTCGCCACCTTATCCGGATCCAGTTTTCCAGAGCTGTCATAGACCTGGTTCCTGTCATGTCTGCTTGTAATTTCTGTTCCGTCCTTGCCATCAGCGATAAAGTTCGCCTTGATTTCTTCTCTTGTAAGGTCTCTTGTATAGATACGGACTTTATAGATGATAACGTCACACTCATCAGAACCGATAGTAATTCCTACCGGATTTGTCTGACGGAAGTTATCATTTGTTGCATAGATTTCTGCCTGCGCGGGCGTTCCATTTTCCCACAGCATCATAATACGGTGGTCGGAATCGGATTCAATGTTTACATCAAGCTCAGATTTATAATCTTCACAGGATGGATATTCAATGGTCGTCTGCTCACTCTTCATTAGGATTCCATTGGCATTGACCTTTACGCCTATGTTGTCAGCCATACAGCTGATGGCATTGGCTTCATAGTTGGAACAATTCGTCACTTTGTAAATGAACTTAAATTCCCTTCCTGAAATACGTGCATCTGTAGCAAACATATTGTAATTAATGGTCAATCTGTCTCCCTTAATGACTTTCAAACATTTGATTCCTTCTTCATCCGTCTGAATGCCGCCATTATGAGTATCGAACTTCTCTGATAAGGTCACCCCGATATCTCCATATGTGAAATTCGGAAGGTCCGTGATGTCGTTCGGATCAAGTTTGAACAACAGATTGCTGGTAATCTCGCTGATTTCGGCATCAAGACCTGATACTGTAATTGTCTCGCTCCATTCTGCCCCTCCACAACGGATAGCAAGCTTGACTTCTCCAGCCTCTGTAGTACGGTAGCTCCATACATGTTCATTCTGGTCGAGACTATCTGTCGCATACAACACATCGTTCACATAGTACTCTACCGTTGCAGGATTGCTTCCCGGATTAATGACTCTGTGAGGGATTGCAATAGTAGAATACTGGCTGACTTCTTTCGAAGAGAGGTTCGCAGCGATTACTACTGTACCGTCTCCTTCTTCTGTCTGAGCGACAGCACAAGTCAATGTATCTGACGGAAGGATAGAGCTTCCTAAGGTCATTGTTCCATACCCGGAAATAATATGTGCCCCTACGGAGAGAGGCACTGAGAAATCGACTTTGCGTCCGGAGGTCGTCACCTCCTGCATATCATATTCACTTCCATCCACAGTGAGATAAAGTCTCTTTGTACCAGAACCTGTCGGTGTCATGGATACATTCAGAGGCCCGCTGTTCTTCGCAGTAGCGCCCAGGTTCCATTCGATCAAGAATGTTTCTACCGTGATAGTGAGATTTCTGGTCGCTGTTGCGCCATATGAGTCGGTCATCATCAGTTTTACTGAATTGGAACCGACTGCCAGATGCTCGAAGATATCGATTGGGATATTGTCTCCCTGAGGAACTGTCTTGTTCTCTTTCAGGACACCTCCTACATAGATAGAAAGGTTTCCATCTCCTGTCTCGATGCCCGTTGCAGAGTCAACAGAAGTAAATCGGAATTTTACCTGTGCTGTTTTATTCGTCTGCAGTACAGAGAAGTTTGAGTTCGTATACATAGCAAAGACCAGTCTGGAACCTGTAGAGCCACCTCCGACTGTTCCGATGTAAATAGGGTCATACCCTTCAATGTCTTCTCCATCCAGTGTCAGATGAAGATATCCATCTTCTGACATATATCCGGAATTGAATGCCAGACCTCCGGAACCGCCGCCAGTAGCGACCAGTTCAACACCTTCACTGACGATATTACCATCGTTCGTGAGATAGAGTTTTCCATCTTCGCCAATGGTAAAACCATTCGCATAGTTCTTACAGCTCTTACTGAGCAGATCAAACGCAGTACTCAGATTCTTGAAGGAATTCTGAAGGGTAGTTAAATCCGTACCCATATGTTTGATAGTGTCTAAAAATGCTTTGGCAAGCTTTTCTTCCGTTACTGCTCCATCTGACATCTTGTCGGTGGTCACTGCACCGTCTGCCATTTTTTTCTCTGTAATAGCTTTTTCTCCAATTTTATCCGTTGTAACTGCTCCATCTTTTATCTTAGATGTATTGACTGCTCCATCCTCCAGCTTGGATGTTCCC